TGTAGCTTACAGAGTTGTTAGCCAAGGCACGTTGTGGATCATTCTCCCACCATGCACCAGACTTAGCATGACGCATACGGTCATCCGACAGGTTACTCAGGCTAATCATAGCTGAACGACGTACACCGCCTACAACAACTACCTCACCAATCTTACACATGATATCGTGTGCTTCGAGAGAGCTTAGTTTGCGGCTCTGTGCACCCTTGAATGTACGGATAACAAAGTTGAACAGGTCTACAAGGGGTGCTGGACCTGAGGCACGACCACCGAACGTCTTAAGCTTTGCACCTGCTGGACGTACACGGCTCACGTCCCACTTAGGAATCTCACCACTATACAGGAGTGCAATCACTTGACGCAGAGACTTTGCCCAGCCTTCCTTGCTGTCCTTAACGACGACAGTTGTGTCACTCTCAAACAACTGAGGGACCTCTGGGAGCTTCGAGATGAACTGACGTTCAACAGAGAACCCTACCCCAGTACCACAGAGAAGAATGAACATAGCCTCATCGAAGGACTTAGGGTCATCTACGGGTAGGTAGCTACAGTTATAACCTGCTGTGTTGTCTCGGTCCAGCGCTGGGCCTGCTGTCATGAGAGCACGCATGGAAGGCATGACCTGTAGGTTCATGATAGCCATACGCAGGTCGTCAGCTAAGTCACGGGGTACTTTGTTGCCTACTAGGTTGTTGATGTAACGGTCTACAGTCTCACCCCAGTTCTCACGGCGACCCTCATTGTCGAGCCAACGGGCATACCGAGAGGTATGGATGAAGGCTTGGTAGTCTGTAGGCAGGTAGTTAGATTTCATTGTTGTTTTTCCTTCTCGATCTCTGTTTGTAGGTGGGCCAGTGCTCTCCAAGCTACGGCTTCCCAGTCTTCCTCTAGTACATGACGCATCAGGGCGTCAAGGTGGTCAGTTGATTTACTACGATCCCAGTGTAGTGTGTCCAGTGTCTGTCCATGTTGTACCCCACCAGTGTAGGAGTGGTAGGAGATAGCTGCGATAGCATCAGGGAAGTACTTGATGAAGCCTGTGTACACTGGGATGCACTTACGTAGTGCAGCATCAGAGGGTAGGATAGGGGCTACCTCCTCCTCGTCCTCCTCAAGCTCTACTTCTGAGTAGAGGTAGAACACCGGGGTAATGTTGAACTCTACCTTGAGGAACACCCCTGATTCAACAGGGTTTAGTAACTCATCTGCCTCTAGTGTAAGCCCCTCGTTCTCATCACCCTTAGCTATAACTCTGTATCGTTTACTAGATTTCATTTGAGTAGTCCTTCTTAGGCTTATTGTATAGTCGGTCCATCATAGACTGAGGAACACACAGGTCTTTTAACTTAGCCTCTGCACGTTCCAAGTCAATACGGTCCTCGTGGTATTGATTGATCACACTGTCAGCGGCCAACACCCATGCAGGAATCACATTAGTAAAAGACATCAGCGATTGTCTCCTGAGCCGTGTAGTGTACCACGTTCCTTGCGGCTGTCAAGCTTCTCTCGGTTCAACTCTACAATGTCTTGCAGGGAGAAACCATAGAGGTTGCCTAGGGCTACCGTGTAGAAGAGAACGTCACCTAGTTCCTTGGCAATGTCCTTGTTGCTGAACCGAGAGGAGTCACGGATAAGCTTCTTGATCTTCTCAGCTACCTCTCCTGCCTCACCTACAAGACCTAGAATATTCTCTACTAGGCGGTCACGGCCTGTGGTTAGCATCATGCTCTCTACCCACTCACTGTAGGTACGTAGGCTAGTGTTCTGGCCCTCAAGGTAGTCGTCGATATTGTAGTAACCCATACTTGTTAGGTCCGCCTTGGTCAGCATTACTCTTCACTCCTTTTCCATTCTTCCATCTCTTCATCTACATTGATGTAGTCGTCGAAGTCGATGAGGTTTTCTTCAATAAGGAACTTGACTACAAACTCCTCTGTAATTTCGTTCTGTTCTAGTAGTATCATAAGACCGTAGTTTTCTACTAAGGCCCTTAGTTTGGATTCGAAGTCAAACATTCTGTGATCCACTCCTTAGGAATTAACTTGTCTGCGTATAGGAAACCATGCTTGTCGCACCACATACCATACGATGTCTTCGAACCCTTGTAAATCTTAGCCTTAGAGTTAGAGAATACGAACCTAATATCAAGCTCAGGGTGTTGCTTCTTTACTAGCAGGTGCTTCTTTCTGTCAGCCTGTATGAACCTACCCTTACTCTCAATGATGATACCGTTGGGTAGTTCGAAGTCAGGGGTGTAAGTCCTGACCTCATTGACTGCATACTTAATCTTAAACTCCTCGTACTTAACAGGCACCTTTGCTGCCCTGAGTTGTTTAGATATACGATCCTCTAGCCCTGACCTGTAGCCATGTTTCAGTGCAGCCTTAGAAACTTTCATCACGGCTCACCTCAAATGCACGTGGTTCATTGACTACATCAACAAGGTGTACAGGCCCATTGCTATACAGGAAAGTACGAGCCTCTGGCCAACAAATCTTATTGAACTCACAGTAGCTACACGTCATGTCTAGCTTTGTGTTAGGGCTTGTCTTAGACTGAGGTACAGGTGGGATACGATCCTCAGGGATAGGTCCAGCTACCATAGCCTTAGCCTGTAGCATCTCATCTTCTTTAGTCTTAAGCTCCTCAGTGAAGTCGTACACGTCTAGGCAGATGTGACCATTAACCTTGTCGATAACTAGGAAGGCACCCTGTGTCTTGTTGGTTACGAGAGGATCATCCTTAGCTGCGTACACGTAGGAGGAAAGCTGAGAGATATACCCGAAGGGGTCAGCCTCCCTAAGGTTACCTCCCTTGAACTTTAGGAAGGAGTAGGGTGATGCTGACTTAACATCAACGGTCATACCGTCAATGACTGCATCCCGGTGCCCCTTGATACCGTGTACATCCAGACGGTCCTGTGTGCCCTCTACCCTATGTCCTGCTGCGGTAGCTAGGGATAGTGCTAACTCCTCAATCATGTCCCCAAAGAAGAACTTGAGGAGTGAGTTAGGCTTGAGGGGTTCAGCCTCAGCAGACTTGTTGATCTTGTACCACAGCTTTCGTTGGCAGGGTGTACCAATGCCTGAGAGTGAGAGGTAGGCACGTGGCTCCTGAGGTTTACTGAAACGAGAGTTAGCTACAGTAGCTATGTTACGTCCCAGAAAGGAACCTAGGCTACCGTCCCAACCCCCTTGCCCCTCAATGACACTGTACATGTCATCGACTAGTGTATCAATCGTCTTTGTAGTCGTCATCGTCGTAGTCTCCATTCAATGATCTGTCTAACGTAACACGTACAGCCACGTATGGCCAGAGAAAAGCTGTGTAGAGTACAGCATTAGGGTCAGCCTCTTCATCTGTAGCCTCTAGGATAGTAAGGTACATTACTACACCCAGTAAGTACAAGGCTAGGGCAAGCCACAATCCCCACACCATCTATTTGTTCTCCTTAATCTTCTCCACCAGAGCAGCAATCTGCTTCTCTAAGTAGGTCAACCTCTTAAGTGTTTCCCAGTGTTCACGTTCTAGGTTCTCTAATTCACCACACATACTCATTCTGTTTCTCCCTTTAGTTCTGCGAGGGTGAGATAGTCTGCTTCGAAAACCATATTGCAGGCTTCAATGTATTCAGGCCCGCAGTGCGGACTTTCCAAAGAGGCGGATAAGTAGGGTGCAATTTTGTATATTGCAGTCCTCGCCTTCTCCAGCTTGGCCTCTAGTTCCTCACAAGTCGCAGCAAGCTGCTCGATGCGGTCGGCTGCCTGCTCAATAAGTAAATCATGATTAAAGTCACGCAGCCGCTTTACTAGATCATCACTCATCACTCACCTTCACAATGTCAGCTTCGGTTAGTTCTACTTTGTAGGTGTGGAGGTGGTCATCAAATCTCCACGTCAAAGCATCTTGCTTACTTTTAAAACTGGTTGGGTTGCCATCTTCATCCAAGTTGATCCAAACAGTCTTTGGCTCGACAACTTCAACGAGGTCAGTTGGGTTATGTTCCCTCGCCCAAAATTGACCAGCTTCCGTCCACTCCACAGACACCCAACCGCCTAGGTCGTTCACAGCGCCATGCACAGGATAAGCCCCGTCACCATCTGTTGCATAGATACGAACCTCACGACCATCTCTGGTGCGGTATTTCTTTTTCATGTCGATCATTTTGTTTCTCCCTTCGTATAAGACTCGCATATAACAGAAAAGTCAGACATAGCAATAGGTGCATTGTCAGGGTCATGCGCCCACCACTTACGTGCACCCTCCTGTTGTTCCTTTCCGAAGTACCTAAAGCATTCCTTAAAAGTACAGTCTGACTTACAGAAAGTTCTATCCTTGTAGGCTAAGGGCATTAGTTATTCTCCTTCTTGTTCCATCAAAGCTGTCCAACTCACAGGGAATAGCTCCTGCATCTTCTCACTGATCTGGTTAGCTACAATACGGCTCTCATACTGTGTGTCACTAGCACACCGTAGCTTACACATGCTAGCAAAGGCGTCAAGGCTACCTGACCAGTACCACTCTGTCATTGTGGACTGTGGTAGTACCATACGGGCTTGCTCAGGTGCTACACCCGCCTTGAGTAGTAGGTCGTAAACCTCAAAGTCATCTTCTGACTTCCACGCAATCCGTTCTGCTAGTGTGCCTTCCCCGAAGTCTCCGTGAAAAGCCCCACCAACAGCATTTAGCCCATCTAAGTCAACAGCACCCTCAGACCCTTGCTTCTTGTCAGCAGACTTACCACGCCATACCTCAGGCACATAGAACTCAGGCTCATCATCAACGTAACGACGACTGATCTCGTTCCAACGTAGGAACTTATGCTTGACCAACTGTCGTGCTACAAAGATAGGAGCCTTGACATGAAAGGATGCAAAGGCATGACCGAAGGGTGACAGGTGCTTGTGCTTGGCTAAGTAACGGATCAGCTTATCGTTCTGCTCTTTGGTGTATCGGCCTGAGTGCTTACCGAAGCTAACACGTGCTGCGTTGACAGTTGTTAAGTCTGAACCACAGTGGTCGATGTATGTTGTTGTAATCTGTGTCATTAGTGGTTTACCTCTCCGGTTACTGGGTCACGTGGGTCATCAAAGTATCCCTTAGCTAGGCATACTAGGCGAGGGTCCACTCCTTTGTCTTTCTTATTGTTGAATGCGCTGGGCAGGATACCCATGCTAAGTAGTTCTTTCTCAAGTGCAGGTGTCATAGGGGTATCCCTTAGAGTAAAGGGTGGAACCGTTAAGCCCCACCCCTGTTGTTGTCTTAGTGAGTGGTTACCAGACCATCTCTTCTTTACTAGACTCCTCTTGAGGCACATGGTCAAGGACTGCAACACCCTCAAGGCGTACCACTGGTGACCGACCTCCTGTGTAGATAGATACCTTGGTGGTCACCTTAGTACCACCACCTAGGGCACCATCCACATCGAAGTCCCACGGGGTAGCACCACGACCCTCGGTCCAGTTGAGTACCTTAGGGGCACCACCGAAGTCATCAATCTTAGGGTGCTTGTTGGGGCGTTTAAGTTTCATACCTGTACGACCACCAGCTACCTCAAAGGGTTTGATCTGTTTGTGACCCATAGCTTCTTGGGGGAAGCCAGCATCCACAAGCTTAGCCATCTCGGTGTCATCAGCAGGGATGAACACACAGTTGTACTGACCGCCTGTAGCAGTGTGAAAGTCCCCGTCGTCCATGTTCTGTGGGAACACACGGGCGTAGTAAATCTCCCCAGTAGCTTCAATGAATTTAGTTTTGCTTGTAGACATACGGTATCTCCTATGATGTCTGTTTAGGTAGTAGTTATATAGTGTTTGTTCTAGTAGGTGTCAACACCTTAGTGTGTCTCACACCAGTTTCTACCGATATCTGTAGACCCAGCTAGGGGGCACATGATACCTAGGTCAAGGCCAGTCTGTTCAATAGACTTACGTTGTAAGTATCCCAGCCTCTCGGCTGCATCCAGTGAACCAGCTACCTCAGTCTGCCACTCATCGTGTGGCCAAGTAACTAACTTGAAGTCGATCTTCTCCTTTCGGGCGTCCTGTACCCACAGTCGGGTAGCATGTTTCATGACAGTGGACTCACCATTCTGTAGCATACCAGCTAGGGTGTGGTGCTCACTAGGTACCTTGACCTTACGCCCATCGTAGCCACGGAAGTAACCACGTTGAGCTATTGATGGGACTACAGAAGTCTTTAGTTTCTTGAGGCCAGAGATACTTTCAGTGAAGTTACCTACAGCCTGACGAGCCTGACCTACCGTAGTCTTAAGGATTTGGCCGACCTTATCGTTGCCTGCCCCTAGTAGGAAAGCATAGATGAATGTCTTGGCGTCATCCCTTGTGATATGACTAAGGCCCAAGGCCCTCCGGTTAAGGTTGTGGATATCTGACTCATCCTCCTTCTTACCTGTGATAATAGCATCGACATACTCTTGGCTTTCCATAAGGTCAGCAAGGATACGTAGCTGGATACCCTCCGCATCTGTACCGACTAGGTAGTTACCATCCTCTACAGTCCAGAGGCCACGGAGAGGGCCATCATACTTAGCCTTCACCTCTTCTACCGCAGTCTTAGGGGTGCCGTGAAATGCAGCAGGTACGTTAGCTTGGTTAGGTGCTGAGTGAGACAGCCGACCTGTCCATGCACCAATAGAAGTGAACCTACCGTGGATACGTCCGTCCTCTCGGACACACTTAAGCCACTCAGCTAGGCTAGACCTACGTCCCTCTAGTGTAAGCCACTCAGCCAAGGCCCTAGCACCACTGGGTGCATCCTCAGGTAGAGTGTTTAGGTTAGTCTCGTTACACATCCACCCGTAGAACTTAAACTTCTCGGCTCTCTCAGGGTCATCCTCCTTACTACGTAGAAACTTTATGTGCCCAATGGTCTTGTCTACAGGTTCCCACCCTGCCTCCCAGAGCCTTTCGATACGGTGCTTATTGGATGAAGGCTTGAAGGGTACGAAGTCATAACACAGTAGGTCCTCACCCACCTTACGTGTACGTTGGTACTTCTGCATAGCATCAGTGACATTCTTGTAGAGGCTACCGTCAGCCTTGATACGGTACTTAACACGGTTAACTTCCTTTAGTTGAGGACGGAAGTCATACTGGAACTGTAACTCTAGCTCATCCATGCGACTAAGTACCTCACCCAAGAACTCCTCAGCCTTGTCCTCGTCAAACTTGAAGCCGTTGGTTGTCATCTCCTCACAGATAATCTGAATGTCATGCTCAAGGCGTAAGGCCTTAGCCCACTCCTTATCGAAGATAACTGACTTAAGTTTCTTGAACAGCTTGTGTGTAACCTCAACGTCGTTGATGCAGTAGTCAATCATCTCGTGTGTCAGGCCACCCTCGAAGTCAGTGAACTTACCCTTGTACAGGCCAAGGCGTCTACCCCATGCATCTAGTGAGTGACCACCCTGTATGCTGTAGTCTACAAGACGTGACACGATCAGTGTGTCAACTACATCCTCAAGGCTGATGGTGTGACCTAGGATACGGTTGATAACAGGCACATCAAAGCCAATGCCGTTGTGGAATACGAACTTGTCATACCCAGCACAGTAGTCCTTGAAGGACTGGGCTTCCTTAGGGTCACTGTCTAGGTTCTTGAAGAGAACAACTTCACCCGTGTCTACGTCCTTGGCGGCGACAACCCAGATGCGTTTAGCATCCAAGCTGTCAGTCTCAATGTCCATCACAGTGAATTTCATTTAGGCATACCTCCTATCCAGTGTGTGCAGTCATCGACTGGGTTATCCTGACTAGGCAAACCTGTCAAACTTTTCCTTGAGGGTGAAGCTGTCTGCGTCGAAGGTGAGTGATCCTGCATGTCCTGTTGTCCCTGCTGGTCGGTTCTTTGTAACGAGTAGCTTGGTGGTGTTACGGTCATCGTCGTCCTCCGACATCTTGTCCCGTTCGAGTTTGACTACAACACTGGCACGTTTACCAATGGTGCGGCAGTCCCTGATCTGTCCGTCATCATTCTCGTGGGCAATGGTAACGATACCTACGTTCAACTCTGAGGCCATACGGGATAGCTGGACCGATAGGGCAGACAACCACTTCTCAATACTTTCATCGCCCTGCCGGGAGTAGGCCAAGTCTTGGATAGGCTCAAAGAATACATACTTCACACCACAGGCCTGACTAAAGTATCTGATACGGTTAAGTATCTCCATCGGGTCCTCATCCACACCGATAGTAAACTGGTACAGGTTCTCACCCTCAGTCAACTCAATAAGGGCTTGGTCTACCTCATCACCCATGTTAGCCTCGTCGATCAGGTCCTTACGTGTGAGGTTCCTACCTAGTTTGTAGGAGACTAGGCCCAGTAGCCCACGTTTCTTAGTCTCCTCAAGGTGACAGATAGCAATAGGTACATCCTTGTAGTTGGACAGGAAGTGATACTCTAGGTACCGCATGAACTCAGTCTTACCAATACCCTCAGGTGCTTGGAATACAGTCAGGTGACCCTGCATCAGACCCAAGGCTACCTCATCGAAGGAGGCAATACCCGTGGGCAGGTACATCGCATCGTCCTCCTCATGGAGGATACCTAGGAACTGCTCAGGGGTGTTCCATACGTTCTGTGGTGTGTACTTCTTAGCATTGTAGAATGCAGAACGGTAGGCCTGCCCAGCGCCAGCCTGAAGGAACTCATTAGCATCCTTGTACTTGTCGTGAGGGATACGGTACACCTTGTTGGGGAATAGGTTAGCAATCTTGTCAGCTACACCATTACCTGCATCATCTGTGTCTACCGAGAGGATGATCTTGTCGAAGCTCTCAAGCCAAGCCTTAGCCTCACCCTGCCACAACTTCTTGTTGGGTGATGCACTAGGGAGTGAAACTACAGGGTACTTCTTGTCTAGCATCTGGAAGGATGAGAGTGCATCGACCTCACCCTCGGTGACGACTACAACCCTACTAGAACCAGCATTGAACTTGTCCATACCGAATAGCTCATCACTACGGAAGCCAGCCTCAGTATGGAAAGCCTTGGGCATACTACGAATCTTACGACCACCCGATGGGTAAATGTAGGCCTGCTGCTTAGGTGACCCATCCTTCCCTACGAATGTCTGCACACCGTAGAAGTTCATCGTGTCCTCACGTACACCACGGAAGGCACGTGTCTCAGCAGTCAGTAGCTCTGTTGTCTTTGTGACTACAGCCATGTTAGTCTCTCCTCTCTCTTGTAGTGGATACTCATCCCGTGCCCACTCAGTTAACCTCATACCCTTTACAGGGTAACCTGTCTCACATGCAAAGCAAAAGCCTGTCATCTTGTGTGTGTTGTATGCGAATGCATCACTACTACCACAACCCTCATGGGGACAAGGCTGGTGCCTACGTTCATAGTCTACATCATCCATAGTATCTGTGTATCCTTAGTGTGTGTCTGTATACATATAGGTATATACCTAGGGGTGCCAACGGACAAGCCGAGTATACAAGCATTCCCATAACCGTCAACCCCCTTTCTTGCAGTACCTGTTAAATGTTAGGTAGAAACCCAGAACAACTAGGTCCCACCTAACAAACAAGAGTAGTAACCCAAGTGTAACTACATACTCAAACCACACTACAGGTAAACCTCATCAGGGTACAACTCACAGACCATCTGTGCAACAGTCTGGCGGTCATGCTCTGTGAGGTATATCTCATTGCCCTCCCAGTCCTGCCCTGCTGTCATATCAAAGGAAGGCTCTACACCGTCCCCTGCATGGCCCTTACGTAGTAGGTCTACCATGACCTCGACATTGCCTAGTTCAACGATATACATCTGTCTTAGTCCTCACGTTTCAGTACATAAGTCACACCGTCAATCTCAATCTTACGGCCCTCACAGGGTGCATCCTCTTTGATACGCAAGTCAAGCCCTGTGATTTCTTGAAATACATCATAGTCAAAGCCCGGTAGGTCACGGACTGCTTGAATATCTTTTGGTGAAGCATTGGCGTAAGCCTTAGCCCATTCCTCTTTCATGTCGTTTGCACGGAGATAACCGCCAGTGATTTCATGGGAGGGATTGCCAGCTTTCTCGTGTGTGGACATATCTTTGGAAGAGACCCAAGTTTTAGGCTTTGGGGCATAAATCCAGTCAGGCTTGTGTGCTTTATCCCACTCCGCTTTATCAATTAGCCGATTAAAGTAGTATGTTTTCTCAGCATCTTTGGTGTTGAAGCAGCCCGTGTGATGACTGGCGTTGTTCCAATTACCTGTGTTCCAATTACCTGTGTTACAATCACCTGTGTTACAATCACCTGTGTTGTAGTAGCCTGTGTTGAGGTAGCCTGTGTTCCTGCTGCCTGTGTTCCTGTAACCTGTGTTTGTGTCTTTAGTCATCTGTCTTAGTCCTCATCTCGCATCAGTTCTAAAACTTCTAGTGCTGTCATAAGTTCATCCATGTTGCCATTCATAGCTTCTTGAATAGCAAAGTGCACAAACTCTAGTCCGTTTTTGACTATCTCTTTCTTTTGTTCATCATTCATCGTCGTCACATTCCTGTTGCCGTTGAAATATAGCAGTCCTCTGCATCAATGTTCATACCAATGTTGTCCTTGTGAAAGATACCTATTGCATGACCACTGGACCTAGAGGCTTTGATATATTGGCCCTCTGTGTCTTTGTAACAGTCGTAACCGCTATTCATCCACTTGACAGGTAAACCTTGATCCATTGCGTCAATCAATTCTTGTCGTGTCATGCCCACTTGTCTTATCCTTCCATCAATACACGTTTTACGTCTGCTTTAGTACGTCCAGATAGGGCGCTTATCTCATGCAGTGTTGCGTTCCAGTGTGTGTCAAAATAGTCACGCACCATATCATTTGTCCATTTAGCAAACATTATACGTCCACCACAAAGCCAGATGTATCACGCTTGGCCTTGCCCTTGGCATACAGCGCCACGATATGACCACCCTGTGGATCTAAGATGCGCAGGTCATCTGCATCGCCGTTCACTACAGGCAAGCCCATCCATGTGTTGGCATAGTCGAATGCCTTGCGGAATACGGTTGCCACGTTCATGCCACGATCTAAGGCAGTCTGCATCATCGCTGCATACTTAGGCGATGCATTCGAGTAGGACCACGTGAGGTGGTAGTTTGGGATGTGATCCGTGTTGCGGTTGGCAATCTTGGTGTAGTCGTAATAGCTTATTTCGGGGAAGTGTTCAAAGATTGTTAAGCCATCAAGCTTGATCAATTCCCACCGAATGTCTGTGG